TTTCCTCTTCGGCAATAATCGCAGTGGCCGTGACTTTTTCCCGCTCGATGCCACGGATCAGGACTTTGTCCACCCGGTCCTGCTCATCCACGAATCCCTTCGCCTTGATCTGGGCGGCGGAGATCCCGGTTTCGAGCTGAATCCACGCCTGCTGCTGCTGGAGGAGGTTTCGCGTGTGCTCGGGCGCGGAGGCCTGGGCGAGTTTCCCGGTCACGTCCTTCAGTCGTTCTCCCGGAGTTCCGCTGAAGAGATTCGTGAAGTCCTCGGAAAGGATCTTGAGCCATGCCGTGAAGCTCTCGAGGAGAGTTTGCCCTCCCGTAATGTCCACCATGAACGCCTGCCAATTCAGCCGCGAGACCTCGATCTCTTTAGCGAGCGTGCCTAGCTCAGTACGAATCTTGGATGCGTCGAACGATCGAACGGCAAGGTTAAGTTCAGCCTGTCTTGAGGTGGCTTGGATCGTCGCGGCAACATAGGCCGCAAATGCGGCGAGAGTGACCCCCGTGATCGTGCCTGCGATGGCCGCGAAACCGCCGCCGGCCAGGCGGGCCCCTTCCGTGGCGAGCCGCATGTTCATGACGAGCCGGCCCAGGCCAGGAGAGAGGTCGGCGAGCAGGACGCTGCCGAAGATCCTGGCGGATCGAGTCGTCTGGGTCAGGCCGGTGCCGAGCCGTTGTCCGGAGGCTGTCAGGGCATCAGTCGAGCGGCTGACCGCAGCCGATCCGCTCTGGACCGAGGCAAGCGCCTGGTTGAGCGTCTTTGTCGCTTCGTCCCTCGCCCGAAGCACTATCTCTACTGTATTCTCTGGCACGTTGCCCCCACGCTACTGCGTCCAGGCCTGCGATGGCGGCCGCTCGGACCTCGACTTGGCCAGCGCCCCCTGTTGGTACTCCCAGAAGTCGAGCTCAAACGCCCCCGGGTCAAGCTGGAGCGCCTGGCTCAGCCTCAGGCCCACCGACCGCGAGAACTCCAGTAGGAGCGTCCACGCCGGCTCGAAACCCCTCCGCCGGCACCTCAGCCGGCCCCGGCTCCGGGACGGTGAGCGGCGGCTCCGGGAGGAGCCTGCTGAAGTCCATGATCGCCCGGACCAGGAAGATCCGGTCCTGGCGGAGGAGCGAGGTCGGGATCGCCTTGTCCGACCCGTCGTAGTCCTGGACGACCCTCGGCGAGAGGACGGCGACGGCGATGATGCGCTCGTCGGCCAGCTCGGCTTTCCGCAGATACTCGATCCTGTCGCCGGGCGCCATCGCCTCGAAGTAAGCCAGGGCCTGGTCCCTGCCCATGACCGCGGTCGGGAGATCGGCCGTCGCCTCCAGGAGCTCATAATCCGCGATTCGCCGGATGAGCAGGTCCACCCCGGACTTTGGGGCCCGGATCACGGTGGTCAAGCGTCGGAAGGCTTCTGCCGCGAGAGTCGGCCCCCCGCCGTTCTGTTCACTCATATCTTCCCCCTTGACATGGTAATGGGACTTTCCCTACGATCTCGCCGTGAGCCCTTTTAAGGAAATCCTGGAGATCGTGTTGGTATTCCAGCCACTCTTCGTGCCCTTTTGGTTCATTTTGACCATCTGGTGCATGGTGCTTTTCATCAAGATGGCCCGCCGGGTCAAACGGATCGTCGATCTTCTCGAAGACCTGAACCGCACGCCCGCCCATACCAAGCACCCAGAGGACGATCCCGCCTACCGCCTCTAGCCGCTCCTAGGACCCGCGCACGAAGGCGATGGAATACTCGTCGTTGGCCACGTTGGGCCTCAGGGCCAGCGTGACCTGGTGGACCCGGGCGCCGTTGCGAACGCCCTCCCGGATCCCGGTCACCTGGGCCTTGGGAGCGGTGAAGTCCATCCGGTTGTAGGTGTTCCCGGTGCCGAGCTGGAAGGAGAGGTCCATCAGCTCGGCCGTGCGGTGCTTGGCGAACCAGTCGAAGGTGGCCACGGGCACCATCTCCGCGTCCAGCTCGAGCCGCGGCCGGCGGGCGGCCACGTAGATCCCGGCCACGGACTCGAGCGCGTTCTGGTCCTGCTGGATCTGGAGATCCAGTCCCGCGTTGAACTGGATCCGCTGGACTTTGGCGGCGAAGTTCTCCGTCCCGATCTGGAGGGCGGCCACCTTGAAGGACGGGAACTGGGGCGTGGCGCTGACGGTCGGGAGGACGAGGGCGACGGCGGACTCCGCGTCCCGCCGGCCGAGGAAATCGAACTCCAGGACCGCCGGCTGCCCGGCGATCCACGTGAGGACCAGGTTGCCGAAGGAGTCAATGGCCTCGTGGACGACGCCGTGCTCCTGCATCCGGTACCAGGTCATCGCCTCGGCGGTCAGGTCCCCGAGCGCCCGGGGCGCGTAGGTGTACTTCTCGGCCCCGGCCGTGGCGTCCAGGGTCTCCGAGTGGAAGCAGCCGCGCAGCGGCACGCCCGTCTTCGGCTTGACGCCGGCGGAGTAGGCCGCGCCGGCTCCCCGGATCGGCATGGCGAACCGGACCCGCTCGAGGGCGAAGAGCGGCACGGACTGCTGCTCGCCCAGCGGGGAATCCCCGGCCCCCTCGAAGTTCTCGAGGGTGGGCTCCACCTCGGGGCCCACGCGCGCCTCCAGGACGTCGGCCGCCGTCACGACCCCGGCGAAGATGTCGGTACCCAGGGCCGCCTGGGCCTTCATGGCGATCGCCGCCCGCGTCAGCAGCGGGACCTGCGGTGCCGGCATGGCTTATCCCTCCTTCGCTGCGGGGTCCCCGGGCAGGGCGCCCCGCGGGTAGATCCACCTGGTCTCGCTCTCGGCGTCTTTCACGATGATCCGCGTGGGCTCCACCGCCTCGATCACGCCAATGCAGCCGTCCGGCGTCCGGACGCGATCGCCCGGCGCGAGCCCCCGGGTCTCCTCCAGCTCGTCCTTCAGGCGCTTCATGCCTGCACCTCCTCGGCCTGGACGGCGATCTCGCAGTAGTGGCAGAGCACGTCGCCCAGGATCCGGTGCTCCACGATCCGGACCTGGGCCGGGCCCAGCCGGCTGACGGTGGCGGCCAGGTTGGCGGGCCGCTGCGCCCGGAGGGCCGCGCACACAGTCTCAATCAGGTCCTGGAATTGCTTCTCGGAGCCCTGGGTGTCATCGAGGCCGCGGTACCCCCGGAGGACCATGAGGTGGCTCCGCCACTCCTGCCCGACGTCGTGGTCGCTCCCGGCCGTCCCCTCCCGGGTGATCGTCCACGCCTGGATCCGCTCCGCGCCCCCGATCGTCGCCTTGAACGTCTCGAGCACCTTGCTCCACTCCGCCGCCCAGCGCTCGTAGTCGTGGACCTGGCCGATGTCCACCACCGCCGCCACGACGGTCTTGAGCTGGGTCCGGATCTCGGCGAGCGGCATCAGCGGCCCCCGAGGCGCCGGGCGATCGCGGCGCCGACATCCTCGAAGATCTGGGAGAGCTGCGGGCGGAAGGACGCCAGGGCGTCCCGGAACATGAAGCGGCCGGGGATGCCACGCCGGGCGATCGCCCGGCCGACCAGGAAGGAGACCCGCCGGACCTCCTCCTCCGGTACCCCCAGGATCCGCTTGACCCAGAGGTCGAGGGCTCCCGGGGGCGGCTGTCTCGACCCGGCCCGGCGGCCCAGCTCGACGACTGGCGCATAGGCCAGCGGGGAGCCCACGACGCCATGGACGTCCAGGCCGCGGCCGCGGACCTCGCCGGAGATGGATCCTCGCAGCCCGGCGTCGGCCATCACCCCGGCCGGGGCCCGGGCCCGGACCCGTCGCTCGAGCTCCGCCACGGCGGTCTGCATGCCCCGGTGGATCTCCTGCCCCATGACCTGGACGGCCTCCCGGCTGTCGGCCAGGGGCCCGCGCACCGTGATCCCGATCTCGTACTGGGTCGCCATGGCTACGGCCCGAATTCCTCGAGGACCACCTTCACCTCCGTCACGTACCGCTCGGGCCCGATCGTGCCCCGGAGCTGCATGTAGTAGGTCCCCGGCGCCGTGAGGCCGGCCAGGTTGCTGTCGAACAGCGCCGACAGCTCATTCAGCGTTCCGTCCCAGGCCGCGGCGGCCCAATCAAAGCCGGCTATCAGCGCGCGGTTCGCATCCACGATCCTCCGCTCCGGCGTGACGAGCGTAATCGCGCCCGAGCCCTGCGTGCGCTCCACCCGCGCGCGGATGGTGTTCTTGGCCCCCTCTTTGATCGTAACGGCCACTCACAACTCCGCCAGGCGATAGGCCGGTCCGAGCTCCAGAAGCCGGTAGGCCAACGGCAGCTCCGCGAGCCCATAGGCGAGCCCGAGCTCCCGGAGCCGCACCGTCGCCGG